GTAGGCTCATGATTTTAACTCGAAAGGGTTATAAGGTACTGGTTTTAATTCATAGCCGGGAGGCAGAGCGGGAGTATCTGCTTTAAATATATTGGGATTTTTAGGATCAAATTTTCCGCTATTTCCTGTAGCTGATTTTATTTGCGTTGGTTCAAATACAACATACTGATTAGAAGGAATACCCATCTTAGGACTATCTTCTAAGTTTTTAAGTATTAACCCATCATGCCCATCTTTTTTAGCTTGATCTATTAAAGCATCCATATCTTTAGCAGCGGAAAGGCGGCCACCTTTAAAATCAATTTCTTTTGGATTTTTTATAGATAAATGAGTATTTACTATATTAGCTCCAACAGAAGCATCTTCTCTAGTAGCTCCTATTTCTAAATCTTCCCATTTAGACATTGCTTTTTCATAAGGCTCCCATTGCCCTGTACGCTGAGCAACTTTTTCTAAACGGTCTACCTCCTTTTTAAGTCGCGCTTGTTCTTTTTCAAATTTAGCAATATTAGAAACAACGCGCTCTCCTGCATTAGTAGCGTATTGTTGCGCAACTTCAGGATTATCAGTAAAGAAAAACGCCTTTTTGGCTCCAGCATTGTCGCCAGTAGCAATACCTCCACGCGCCAAATCAAATTGCTCAATAGGTTGATTTGTACCATGATATACTGTTAAAGGTTCACCTTTTTCATTTACAACTTTACTATCTCCAAACCATTTCTTAAATTCTGGAGTTTTATGCATCGCTTCAATAGCCACCCCCGGCTTAGAACTATCAGCAAACAACGTACTAGTTAAAGCCCCGTACTTCCCAGCCTGCGGATCAATCAACCCATTATCAATACCATATTTAAGTGCATCCTCTCTGCTGAGAAAATGCCCCTTGTCATTAATAAATCCAAAATTATATTCTTTAATATCATCCCCAGACATGGCTTTCTTTTGAAAATCTGGATACAGACTTTCAGGAATGACATCCATATGCTCTTGACCGGGTTTCCCCTTATAGAGCTTATCCTTATATTTTAATGCAGGACGCAATGAGGGAGTGGCATTTAACGTACCACCAGCCCCACCTAATCCACCAGTACCAGCTAAGGCACTCATTTCTTGTGCTTTTTCAATCATTTCAGGAGAAGTATGAACGTCCCCCGTTACAGGGTCAATAGCCATTGTGGGGATTTTACCACTTGCTATATCACCTGCCGCAGTGGTTCCACTCCGAATTAGCTTTTCAGGCCAAAGCTGTAGACGCTTTTCATCTGGTCTAAATAATGAATTAATAATTTTGTCAACATTATTACTTAACGGGATAGGCATAACAGCAGGCTCAGCTACAGGAACAATACCTGTAGCATTGCCCATAGGATCATAATCAGTTAATTCAGATAATTTTGGCATATTTTTAAAATTCTATGTTGACATTACGATAGAACCTGATACAGTAAGCAAATCAACTGAAGGAGAGAGCAAATGACTAAGACTTGGGATCAACGCCGCAATGCACAAGTAATTGAAATGCGCCGCAATAATGCTCGTATTGCTATCAAATCCTTGCGTCATTATCGTGAAGAAGGTTCCTTATCTCACATTAATATGCTTATCGTTAAGTTGCAGACTAAAGAACTCATTGCTTTGTACCGTCAAACTAATAAGGTACTCCATAACGATATTTAACTGTATCGCCCCGGTTGAGCTTTTCACTCAGCCGGGGCATTTGGTTTGACTACCTCATGATATTGGCCGTTCTTTTGAACATAGTGCTTGCCATCAGCCGCTTGGCGGGAACCGGGTACGTCTGGAAGGCTGTCCTGATCATCAGCCGCGCCCTCTGGTAAGCCTACCGGCTCCCCGCCGTTATGCATGCCTTCAAGCTGTTCAAGCTCATCAGGCGTATCCGCTCCCGGCCCACCAGCCTGTAAAATCTCCATCAAGGTAGCTCTAATAATCGGCTGAAGCTGCTGCACAGAAATACCGGGGCCAGCATTGCCAACTGCACCCAACCTATCAGTTAAAGCTTTAAAGTCCTCTCGTATTTGTTCTACTCCTGTCTTAGTCCAAGCCAATTCCTGAGCAGCTTCCTTAATGCTCAATTCCCTATTCTTATCTTCCAAATCCTGATTTAATTTAGCAATAACAGCTAACTGCTGTTCAATCTGCTGCGCAGCTTGGTTCATGGTCTGCTCAATTACAGGATCAATACCATCACCTGTAATGTTCTTTGGAATAATCTTCCTCCAACGCTGAGCCAATACCTGAGCTTCAGGAAAGTCAGCAACCTTCCAAAGAATATCACCAGCAATGCCCATGAACTGTTCATTCTGAGCAGCAATCTGAGTAAGTGCGTTAAAGGCTTCCTGACGCCTAGTAGCAAATGAAGGCCCGGTATCAGCAATTACATCATAAATGCCCACATTAGGATTGAATATCAAATCAACCATTTGCTGAGAATTATCTGTGGGTATTTCGCCTTCTGGAGATATTTTCTGCAATGCTTGATCTGCATTAGGATCAATAGTCACATTCATAATCGTATTGTCTTTAGCCTCAATACGCATAACGCGCTTTGTGTCATAAATCTTTGGAATAAGATCAATTAAAATTTTACCAGTATAGCGAATAGCTACAGCCTGATTATCAATGAAATGATAAGTAGCCCTATCACCCTGACGTTGCCTAGCGTTAATGGCAACACCAGACTTAGCATTTTCATTTTCACCCATCTGGGCCTGATACTGGCCAGATACCATCATCATTTCATTCTGTGCAATCTCCATCTGCTGTACATAAGCAGGAGACGCAACAGGAGGAGGAATACGAGTAGGTGGCTTTAACTGCCTTCCTTCTTCGTCATATTCATTGTAAGGCAACACTGATAAGTTATCAATGTTAGCTCTAGCGTATAAATCCTCAAAACCTTCCATTGCTGCTGGAGATGCAGCGATAGGAGATTTAGTCTGTAACGCTCCAAATTCTACGTTAGCAGACGAATTGACATTATAAATACGCTGAGGGTCAAGCAAAGCTCTAGTATGGCCTTTGCAATCCCAAATGCCATCAATGACAGTTTCAGTACCAACAAGCCTAACAATTGGAATGTATTTTCCAAGCCAAGGCTTACGATCAATGATTTTGTTACCAGCAATTTTATACCACTCTATTTTTTCTGTTAACTCATCTTGCTCGCGATAATTAGCATCAGGATCATTTTTAAATTCATTAATAGCCTTTTTACTATCTGCATCTAGCTCACTCAATAAAATAGGCCCAATTTCCTCTCCTGTTAAAGGTAGAACACAATAAATTAATTTATCTTCATCCTGAGTTTTGCGATAATACTCAGCAACCCTTACTGTATCCTTTTGTAACCAACTATCTTGTAAATTACCAAATGCGACGTTCCCACAATCCTTATACTTAGGATACTGAGCTTCATATAAATCGCGTGGCATATCATCAAAGATAAAGCCAAACCAAGCATCAGAGCCGTCAACTTCATTAATATTAGGATCAAGATAAACGTTTCTAGGGTCCTTAATGCGCCTAATATAAATTTCTTTATCAAATGTTCCATTAATTTTTTCAACAGTAACTCGCCAATATCCCCATCCTGCTGTTACCTGATACACAGCAGCATTATCATAAACATTTTCTGCACTTGAAATATATTCAATATGCCTAGTGACTTCCTGAAACACCTGAGCAGCTTCAAAGCTTGCTTCATCACCAACAGGACGAATGTTAACTCCCGGCTTATTTTGCTTTCCGTCATTGATAATTTGCAAACAATGTTGCATAGTCTTATTAATAGTGAGACATGGACGCTGGAGCGTTATTCTATCTCCAACCACCCAATTATCCCATTGAAACATATTATTGCTATCAGCATTAGCAAACTTATAATCATAGCCAAAATATACTCTAGCCTGAGCTTCCCAATCCTCACAAATTTTAAATCGTTTCTTGGCTTCAAGAATGATTTCGTTATCTGCTTCCTGTTTAGGATCAGAAGATGTACCACCAAATGAGGATGACCAAGCCATTATGATTTAACCTTAACTTTAATTGGCAGCAAATAATTTAAAGTATTTCTCATTCTAATAAACGCTAAATATTCAGCGCATTGCCTTCTTTCCTCAATGGTTGCTTTTACGTCATCCATTAATTTATCAAAGGTTTTCATCTTAACTATGACCCATCCATGCCCTAGGCTGATTAGGTAACTTAAAGGTAGGCTTAACTTTTTTCTTTTTAGTTTCGTCCTCAGTCCTCAACGATAATGCAAAGGTTTGGAAGCCATCAGCGCCGTGGCTCCAAGGTGTATCATGGTCAGGCTCTCTTGAAAAGTTTCCTGTTTCCTCATTCACCTTGTACGCATAACGCGAGAGACATTGCCAGCCGTCTTTGGTGTTTTCTTCATCAAAGTTGCAAAGCTCCATAACAGTTCTAACAGCATTGATGCCAACTGCTTTCTTAGCAGGACGTTGAACAACAATAACTTTAAAACCAGCAGCCCTTGTAAGATTAGCAATAGAACGAGCAGCTAATGTTTCATTATCGGCATCATGAGGTTGATAGACAGTGCCGTAATTATAGCCTAAGCTTTTCATGTACTCCAAATAATGAGGGAGTTTCTTAAGTCTATTCTCGTAATAATTTATAACATTATATTCCATCCCAACGCGTTGAATGAACCAAATCGCAGTACGGTCAGAATGGCCTAAATCCCAAAACGTATAGACAGGTTTAAATGGGTCATAAGGAACCTTTTTCCTGCGACCATCTAACAATACCTGCTGTAATTCGTCAGCATAGATAGCGCCGTCTAATGTCTGCTTAGTAAACCCTTCATAAATTTCTAAATATTTGACAGGCTGATTAGCCTTAAGCAATTCCATTTCGCGGCGCAGATCAGGCGGAAACCATTTATTGTCATAGTAATTAACCTTAACAACATAGGCATAACGCTTGCGCTCTATTTCATCAAATTCAGCTTGTTCATCAGGAGGCAGTACGATACTGCTTTCCTTAACACGATTAAACCAAGTCTGCTTCTCCTTAGGTACTTCGCTTTCAATCCAGTCAGGAGCGTATTGCTCCTTTTTAACTATGTACCTGTCATACGTTTCATCATCATCCAATTCAGGATTAAAGCTAATCCAAATCTCAGGCCCTAACCCGAAAGGTCCACCTAACCCATCCTTAGAGCTTTCATGCTTACCACGAATTGTGGGCATGAGCTTATCCCAAGAAGTTTTAGAAGCATTATTAGCCTCTTCAACCCATGCAATATCAATCTTAGCAAGCGACTTAATAGAGTTAATCTTATAACGTAAACCAGAGAAAATAAAACGCGTACCAGTCAAAGTACAGGTAATAGACTTGTCTTTGATATCAAATGCCCAATCTAATTCATATTGAGCAATGTAGCCTTCGATGGTTTCTTTAACACTTTCCTCAATAGAGTTTTGAATTTCACGCAAGCAAAGGATACGCAACTTACGTTGCATAGCTAGAATGATTAATGCAATA